CAGATGGTGAACTAATAGATATAGGCGTAGTAGATAGTTGGCAAAACGAAGTAGATGGTTTAAAAGATGACCAAGACGCTTTAAACGAATTTTATCGTCAGTTTCCTAGAACTACTGAACACGCTTTTAGAGATGAAACAAAAAATAGTATATTTAATCTTGTTAAAATATACGAGCAAATAGATTACAACGAGGAAATGTCCAGAACATTAGGTATTACTAGAGGTAATTTTCAGTGGGTAAATGGTGTTAAAGATTCAACAGTAATATTTTATCCAGACCCTAAAGGTAGATTTAAAATAAGTTGGGTGCCACCAACAAATATACAAAATAAAGTTGTAATTAAAAATGGTATTAAGTGGCCTGGCAATGAGCATATGGGTGCTTTTGGTTGTGATAGTTATGATATATCAGGAACAGTAGATGGTATAGGTTCCAAAGGTGCTTTGCATGGTTTAACCAAGTTTAGTATGGAAGACGCACCGGCCAATCAATTCTTTTTAGAATACTTAGCAAGACCACAAACAGCAGAGATATTTTTTGAAGATGTTTTAATGGCTTTAGTGTTTTATGGAATGCCAATACTTGCGGAAAATAACAAACCTCGTTTATTGTACTATTTAAGAAGAAGAGGATATAGAGGTTTTTCTATGAATCGTCCTGATAAAATATGGAACAAGTTATCTACAGCTGAAAAAGAAATAGGGGGTATACCCAATTCAAGCGAAGACATAAAACAAGCCCATGCTGCTGCTATTGAAATGTATATACAGAGTCACGTAGGTTTAAACAGCGAAGGACAGTTTGGTAGTTGTTATTTTAACGAATTGTTAAACGATTGGGCTAGATTTGATATAAACAAAAGAACAAAGCATGATGCGTCTATAAGTTCTGGTTTAGCTATTATGGCTAATAACAGACATTTGTATAGACCAAACGCTAAGGTTGAAAAACCTAAACTAAACATAAGTATTGCTAAATATACAAACAAAGGTAATACATCTAAATTAATTAAAAAATAAACATGGCAGAGTCTGTTATAAAAAATTATTTTCCGTCTCAAGTAGTAAGTGACATTGAAAAAATGAGTTACGACTATGGTTTAAAAGTAGCTAAAGCTATTAAAGCCGAGTGGTTTCACACTGAAAGAAATATTAATAGTAGGTATAGAACTAATCATAATAATTTTCATAATTTAAGATTATACGCTAGAGGAGAGCAATCAATACAAAAGTACAAGGATGAGTTATCTATAAACGGTGATTTGTCCTATCTTAATTTAGACTGGAAACCTGTGCCTATTATACCCAAGTTTGTAGATATAGTTGTGAACGGTATTGCTGAAAGAACATATGATATAAAAGCATATTCTCAAGATCCTTATGGTGTTGAAAAGCGAACCCAATACATGGAGTCTGTAATTAAAGATTTAAGAACTAAAGAAATTGCTGATTTTGCTCAACAACAAATGGGTATTGACATTAGAGAAAATGACGTAAAGGATTTACCTGGTTCAGAAGAAGAGTTAAAACTACACATGCAACTAACTTATAAGCAGGCGGTAGAGTTAGCTGAAGAACAAGCTTTAAATGTTTTGTTTGAAGGTAATAAATATGAGTTAATTAAAAAACAATTTTATTATGATCTTACAGTTTTAGGTATTGGTGCTGTAAAAACAAGTTTTAATACTTCAGAAGGTGTTGTAATTGATTATGTTGATCCTGCCGATTTAGTTTATTCTTATACTGAGTCGCCATATTTTAAAGATATATACTATGTTGGTGAAGTCAAAACTATACCAGTAAATGAACTTGCAAAAGAATTTCCACATTTATCGCAAGAAGATTTAGAGGATATAATAAAAAACAATAGTCATGAGCAAACTAATTACAATAATAGTTCTTACAACTTAAAACAACAAGATAATAATAAAGTTCAAGTTTTATATTTTAATTATAAAACATATATGAACGAGGTATACAAAGTAAAAGAAACTGGTACTGGTGCAGACAAAATATTGCCAAAAGATGATACTTTTAATCCACCTGAAGGTGTTGAAGATTTTGGTAAACTACATAGATCAATAGAATGTTTATATGATGGCGCTATGATTTTAGGATCAGAAAAACTGTTAAGGTGGGAAATGGCTAAAAACATGATGAGGCCAAAAAGTGATTTTACTAAAGTAAAAATGAATTACGCTGTTGTGGCTCCGCGAATGTATAAAGGACGTATTGAATCTTTAGTACAGCGTATTACTGGTTTTGCTGACATGATACAGCTTACGCATTTAAAGCTACAACAAGTATTATCAAGAATGGTGCCAGATGGTGTTTATTTGGATGCTGATGGTCTTGCTGAGATAGATTTGGGTAATGGAACAAACTATAATCCTCAAGAAGCATTAAACATGTTCTTCCAAACAGGATCTGTTATTGGGCGAAGTTTCACTTCTGAGGGTGATATGAATCCAGGTAAAGTACCAATACAAGAAATAACAAGTGGTGGTGGTGGTAATAAAATGCAAGCTCTTATTGGTAATTATAACTATTATTTACAAATGATAAGAGATACAACCGGATTAAACGAAGCTAGAGACGGTAGTATGCCAGATAAAAATGCTTTAGTTGGAGTGCAGAAGTTAGCGGCTGCTAATTCTAACACAGCAACAAGGCATATATTACAGGCAGGTTTGTTTTTAACATCGGAAACGGCGGAGTGTTTGTCATTAAGAATATCTGATATTATAGAATATTCACCAACAAGAGATGCTTTTATACAGCAAATTGGTAATCACAATGTGGCTACACTTGAAGAAATGCAGAATTTACATTTATATGATTTTGGTATATTCATAGAATTAACACCTGATGAAGAAGAAAAAGCAATACTTGAAAATAATATTCAAGCAGCAGTTGCACAACAAGGTATAGATTTAGAAGATGCTATTGACCTTAGAGAAATTAAAAATATAAAATTAGCAAATCAACTTCTTAAAATACGTAGAAAACAGAAACAAGAAAGAGACCAAGCTATGCAACAAGAGAATATACAGGCGCAGTCCCAAGCTAATATTCAAGCTCAACAAGCTTCAGCTCAAATGGAAGTTCAAAAAGAACAAGCCAAAGCACAAGCAGAAGCTCAACTTGAGCAGATGAAAGCCCAGTTAGATTCTCAAAAAATGCAGCAAGAAGTTCAACATAAAAAAGAACTTATGCAGCTAGAGTTTGAAATGAACATGCAACTTAAGCAAATGGAAACTCAAAATATTCAAACAAAAGAAAAAGAAAAAGAAGATCGTAAAGACGAGAGAACAAGAATACAAGCCACTCAACAAAGTGAGCTTATAGATCAAAGAAATAATCAAAAAGAGCCTAAAAACTTTGAGTCTGCAGGTAATGATATATTAGGAGGCGGATTTGATTTAGGTAGCTTTGATCCTAGATAACAATTATTAATTATTATTATATTATATTATGGAAGAAAACGTAGAAAACGTAGTTGAAGAAACTACACAACCAACTGAACAATCAGTTGAAGAAACAACATTTAAAAGTGCTGAAGACAGCAGTGTTTTAAAAGTAGATTTAAATAAACCACCAAAACCAAAAGAAGAAGAAAAAAATGAAATTAAAGAAGATAACCCTGACGACAAGGGAGTGGCTACAGTCGATGATAATGCCGACACCACAAAAAAACAAGAAGAAGTACAACCGGAAGGAGAAGCACAAGAAGAAACCCCAGTATTAGAGGAAATAACTGAAGAAGAAGTTAAGGACGAAGCAACTGAACTTACAGAAGAGTTATTAGACGCTAAAGTAGAAGAAGCAGAAACTGGAAAAGCTTTACCTGAAAATTTACAAAAAGTTGTAGATTTTATGGAAGAAACTGGTGGTACACTAGAAGATTACGTGCGTCTTAATCAAGATTATTCTAATTATGACGACATGACAATACTTAGAGAGTATTATAAACAAACAAAGTCTCATTTGACAGATGATGAAGTTAGTTTTCTAATAGAAGATTCTTTTTCATATGATGAAGAAGTAGATGAAGAAAGAGACGTTAAAAGAAAAAAATTAGCATTAAAAGAGCAAGTTGCCAGTGCTAAGACCCATCTGGACGGGCAAAAGTCCAAATACTATGAGGAAATTAAAGCTGGGTCAAGGTTGACCAATGAACAACAAAAAGCTGTAAATTTTTTCAATAGATATAACAAAGAGTCGGAGGAAAGTAAAAAGATAGCAGAAAAACAAACTAACACTTTTAAAATAAAAACTAAAGAAGTTTTTAGCGACAAGTTCAAAGGTTTTGAATATAATGTTGGAGATAAAAGATATAGGTTTAATGTGAAAAATGCTAATGAAGTAAAAGATACTCAAAGCGATATTAATAATTTTGTCAAGAAGTTCTTGAATAAAAATAATGAAATGTCAGATGCTAAGGGTTATCATAAATCTTTATTTACAGCAATGAACGCTGATGCTATTGCTAATCACTTTTACGAACAAGGCAAGGCTGACGCTATGAAAGATAGTGTTGCTAAAGCGAAAAACGTAAGTATGGATCCTAGACAGTCGTTTTCAAACGACAATACTAGTGGGCCAAAAGTAAGAGTGCTTAACGACGATTCTCCTAACTTTAAGTTTAAAATTAAAAATAAAAAATAACACTTAAAAATAAATTATTATGGCAATTACTGCAGGAAGTAATTTGAATAGTGTAGCTGCTTCACAGCAACAAACACTAGCTTCAAATTACCTAGATCTTGCGTCAACATCTGGACAAGGATGGGCGCAACAATATTTACCAGATCTAATGGAGAAAGAAGCTGAGGTTTTTGGAAACAGAACTATCTCAGGATTTCTTTCGCAAGTTGGAGCTGAAGAATCTATGACATCTGACCAAGTTGTTTGGTCTGAGCAATCAAGATTACACCTATCATACGTTTGTACAGTAGACGCTGATGGTGATACAAATGGTACGCTTACAATTACTACTGATATAGATGGTAATGCGTTAACTACTACTCACGGAATTAGAGTAAATGATATAGTATTAATAGCACAGTCTGGCGTTGTAGTTAAAGCGTTAGTTGTTGAAACTCCAGCTTCTGCTGTTGTTACAGTTGAGCCTTATGCTACAGCTGCTTTATCAACTCTATCTGATGGTACAGCTACTGTATTAGTTATTGGTTCTGAGTTTGGTAAAGGACAATCTTACTCTGATCTTACTGGTACGTACAGTGCTGAAAGAAGAACTGCTTTAACACCTACTTTCAAGTCTTTTAGCAACAAGCCAATTATCATGAAAGATTACTACGAGATCTCTGGATCTGATGCTTCACAAATTGGTTGGGTTGAAGTTTCTGGTGAAACTGGTCAAAATGGTTACTTATGGTATTTAAAAGCTGAAGGTGATACTAGAGCTAGATTTACTGATTACTTAGAAATGACATTGTTAGAAGCTGAAAAAACAGCTGCTGCTTCTGTTATAGGTTTTGCTGATAAGCAAGTTAGAGGATCTGCTGATGCTGGTGCTAATGGTGCTGGTACTGAAGGTTTATTCGCTGCTATTGAATCTAGAGGTAATGTTACTTCTGGTATTACTGGTGTTAATCCTGCTACTGATTTAGCAGAATTTGACGCTATATTAGCAGAATTTGATAAGCAAGGTGCTATTGAAGAAAACATGATGTTTGTTAACAGATCTACTAGCTTAGCTATGGATGACATG